GAGCTAAATCTAGGTAGAGAATCCACTAAAACGCCAGAATTACATGCAAAGTATTTGAATATTCTTTCAAATACTAAACTGCAACTGCGAAAAGCAGAAGCAGATTACTATCGTCTACGGCGCGATAAAGGTAAATACTTTCGCGGTGAAATGACCCTAGATGAACTACAAGATAAGGGTTGGAACCAGTATCAAGGCCTAAAGCCATTGAAGCATGATATGGAAGATCGTATCAATTGCGATGAGGATATCATTCGTGCTATGGATAAAGTAGAATATGTTAAAGCCCTGCTCTATCAGTTGGAGCAAATTATACGCTCACTAAATAGTAGAACATGGGACATTAAGAATGCCATTGAGTGGACTAAATTTACAAACGGATTGATGTGAGTGATCTAAAAGTTTCCAAGAAAAATGAGGTGCACCTAAAGGTCGATTGTGACCCAGGTATTGCACAAGAAATAAATGATTACTTCACTTTTGAAGTCCCGGGCGCACGTTTCATGCCAACGTATCGCGCCAAACTATGGGACGGTAAAGCCAGACTGTTTAATATCTGGACAAAAGAACTTTATGTTGGCCTTCTGCCATACCTCAGAGAGTTTGCCGAGCGTCTAGACTACAGCGTAGACGTTGACATGGAGCGTATCGGTGATCCAGTTACTATGGAGGATGTGCAGAAGTTCGCGGAATCTTTGAACTTACATAGCCAAGATAAGCCAATTGAGACAAGAGACTACCAGTTAGAAGCCGTTAAATACGCTATACGTATCGGTCGCACATTGCTACTATCGCCTACCGCATCTGGTAAGTCTCTAATCATCTATCTACTAATGAGATACCATCAACAGTTCGGTCGCAAACAACTTATCATTGTTCCCACCACTTCACTGGTAGAACAAATGTATAAAGACTTTCAAGACTATGCATCACACACCGAGTGGTACGTATCTCAGAACTGCGCCAAGATTTACGCTGGCCATGAAAAGTCAAACGAAGCCTCTATTGTTATCTCCACTTGGCAGTCTATCTACAAGTTACCTAAAAAATTCTTTGATGAATTTGATGTAATCTATGGCGATGAAGCCCACTTGTTTAAAGCAAAGTCATTGACATCAATCTTTGATAAGTGCGTCAACACAAAGTATCGTATCGGTACCACCGGCACATTAGATGGAATGAAGACTCATAAACTTATTCTTGAGGGTCTGTTCGGTAAGGTAAAGAAAGTCATCTCTACTAAGGAACTGATGGACCAAGGCTCAGTAGCCGATCTTGACATTCACTGTATTCTTCTGGACTACACAGACGAGGAAAAGAAGGCTCTAAAGACCTACACATATCAAGAAGAAATGGACTGGCTGGTTACACACCCCAAGCGCAACAACGTGATTAAAAACCTTGCTACCACTCAAAAGGGTAATACACTTGTTCTATTTCAGTTTGTTGAAAAGCATGGCCAAGTTTTGTATGACCTAATCAACAATAAGGTTGGAGATACTCGCCAAGTTTTCTTTGTCCATGGTGGAACGGATACGCAACAGCGAGAAGCCATTAGAGATATCACAGAAAAAGAAAAAGATGCCATTATCATAGCGTCCTATGGCACGTTTTCAACGGGTATAAATATAAGAAATCTACACAACGTCATCTTTGCATCACCTTCCAAATCGCGTATCCGAAATTTACAATCGATTGGTAGAGGACTACGAAAGGGTACCGACAAGACAATGTGCAGACTATTTGATATCGGTGATGACCTAACATGGAAGAGCCGAAAGAACTATACCCTTTCCCATATGGTGGAAAGAATTAAGATATATAATGAAGAAGGTTTCAACTACAAATTAGTGAGAATAAAGCTATGAGTGAAGTGACCGTCCTAAGATTAAAAAATGGCGAAACACTAATAGCAAGTGTTCGCCTAGCAGACCCTAATAATTATTGGTTAGACGATCCTATTGCCGTCATTGCGGTTCAAGTCAACCATGACGGAATAAACGGAGAAACTTTTCTCTTGAAGCCATGGATTGGAATTTCACCAGATAAAAGTTTTCTTTTAAGTGCCAAAGAGATACTTACCTCTTGCTCTTTAAAAGAAAATCTGCTACAACAGTATCTCTCCTACACGGGGAATTACCCCGAACCGGTAGAAGACATTGAAGACTTTGATGAGATGGAAATGCTTCAAGCAAGAATACTAAGAAGCAAAGGATTACTTAATTGAAGTTATTCTTGAAGAGCTACACTCTTCTTATACACCAAGAATCACTAGTTGTAAATACTTTTTTCAATAAAAATGTTGCCATATGCAAAAAAATGTAGTATAACAGATTATATCATGATGGAGGCCCTATGGTCAAGAATAGAAAAAATAATGTTCACTATGTAGACAATGCTTTGTTTCTAGAAAAGATTACAGAGTATAGAGAAAAGGTTTTGGCTGCTAAAGCTGAACCGGACTATGATCGTAGTAAGAAGCCTCGTGTGCCCAATTATCTAGGCGAATGCTTCCTCAAGATTGCTAATCACTTGGCATATAAATCTAACTTCATCAATTATACCTATCGTGAGGAAATGATCCTTGATGGAATTGAAAACTGTATTACTTACATCGATAACTTCGATCCTGCTAAGTCTAAGAACCCCTTTGCATACTTCACACAGATTACGTATTATGCCTTCTTACGCCGTATTGCGAAAGAGAAGAAGCAACAGGCTGCAAAGTACCGATACATCCGCAATCTAGATGTTCATGATTTGATTACCCAAGACCATGACGGTGGTGATTATGGCAACGAGTTCATTGACTATCTTAAAAAGACGATTGACCTGGTAGAAGACTTTGATAAGCCAGCGGAGGTCAGTAATATTCCTAAGCGCCGACCAAAATATCTGGATAAACAAAAAACTATTGACTCTGGACTAGATTTAGAGTAAGATGAGAACATCACTCTAATTGAAAGGTACATTTATGATTGATTCTCCAAAAACTAATAATGCTGTCAAGTTTGTTTCTGATAACTGGTTCTCCCTGTTGATTCTGGGCGTTGTTTCTACTGCTTTGATTTCTGTTGGCAATAGCATTGCAGGTCATCGCGAAGAAGTGCAGACTATTTCGGTTCAGAATGCCGGGTGCATCTACCTCGAATCTTCTAAACTCGGTGAAGGTCAGCACTACATGATTTGTAACGGTCAAATTGCATTGAAGCGCCTTCAAGAAGGTGAAGAGCTTGATGCGGAACAGGCGCTAGAGAAAGCTATTCCTGATGTCGCAAATGCTGCAACTCCCACGTCGGGGGCAGATAAAAAATAAGGTGTAATATGACTAAGGAACTAATTGTTCCTGCAATCGTCCAGCAGATGGTCGATACTATGCAGGACAAGGCAACGCCGTCTAATATCAGACATAACTATATGGTGACGGTAGAAAATATTCGTGACTACTGCGATAAGGCATTATCACAATATGCAAAAGAGAAGCGTAAATGAAAGTAACTGATCCTACTACCGTTCATGTGATGATTGACTTGGAAACTCTTTCGACAAGAGCCAACGCGACCATTCTTTCTATTGGTGCTACCAAGTTCACTATCGGTGAAGGCATTATCGATAAGTTCTACTGTAACATCGATGCCAAATCTTGTAAGGCCGCGGGTCTTCACGTTGACAAGTCTACTATTGATTGGTGGATGCAGCAAAGTGCGGCGGCTAGAGATGCTCTTCTGGTCGACCAACTGCAACTCGTGGACGCACTACAAAATTTCACTGACTGGATTGGTAGAGACAAGGTAATGCCGTGGGGTAATGGTGCATCGTTTGACATCTCTATTCTGGAGTCTGGATATGCAGCGGTCGGTATGCCATACCCTTGGCGCTTTAGTAACATCATGTGTTATCGCACTGTGATGAACCTTATGGGGCTTAGCAATGCTAAGATTCGTGCCGCTGAAAATGATACGCATCACCATGCACTTGATGATGCTATCAGCCAGACCAATACTCTACTTGGAATTCTAAAGTCATGAAGATTGCGCTAATTACTGACACTCACTTTGGTGCTAGGTCGGATTCTATTCCCTTCGATAACTTCTTTGCGAAGTTCTACACGGAAACATTCTTTCCTCATATGGAACGAGAAGGTATCAAGACTATCATTCACTTGGGTGATGTCTTTGATCGGCGCAAGTTTATAAATTATAATACGTTGAAGAAGTGCCGTGAGTATTTCTTTGACAAGACCAGTGATTTGGGCATCGATGTTCATATGATTGCTGGAAACCACGATACTTTCTTCAAGAATACTAACGATGTAAACTCACTGGACCTTCTGCTCCGTGAGTATGAAAACATTATTACATATTCGGAAGCAGAAGAAATTAGATTAGACGGAAAAAATCTACTACTTGTTCCATGGATTTGTTCTGGTAATTATTCAGAAACTATGGAGGTAGTAAAGAAAAGTAATGCACAAGCAGTATTTGGACACTTTGAATTTTCAGGTTTTGAAATGTACCGTGGGCATAAAAATGATCACGGAATGGATACTGTGGACTTTGATAGATTTCCTCTCGTTTGTAGTGGTCATTTCCACCATCGTAGTCGCACTGGTAATATTCTTTATCTTGGTAATACCTATGAGTTTACTTGGTCTGATTATAATGATAAGAGAGGGTATCACTTATATGATACGGAAACAAATGAGGTAGAATTCTTTGAGAACCCATTTCAAATCTTCCATAAAATCTATTATGACGATACTAATGGTGACCCCTCTGCTATCGACCTTCTACCTATGGTCGGATCTTGTGTTCGTTTGGTAGTTGTGAAGAAAACTGACTTCTATAAGTTTGACCGCTTCGTTGATAAGCTATATGATTTAAATCTAATCGAACTTAAAATCATCGAAGACTTTTCTGAATTTGAAACAGAAGCGACGGATGATGAAGAGTTAAATGTAGAAGATACTATGTCGGTTCTCTCAGATTTTGTTGACACCATTCAAACCGATTTGGAAAAGAACCGTATTAAGTCTATTCTACAGACACTCTATGTTGAGGCACAGAACGTTACCGTATGATTATTTTTAACACTATTCGTTGGAAGAACTTTCTTTCTACTGGCAATCAGTTTACTGAAATTAAACTAGACCGTTCACCCAGTACCCTCATAGTCGGTGAGAATGGCGGCGGCAAGTCCACGATGCTTGATGCATTGTGCTTCTCTCTTTTCGGTAAGCCGTTTCGCAACATCAACAAGCCGCAGTTGGTAAACTCCATTAACAAGAAGCAACTTCTGGTTGAGGTAGAATTCCACAGTGGTAGTAAATTGTATAAGATTGTTCGTGGTATCAAGCCCGGTCTTTTTGAAATCTATGTTGATGGCGAACTGTTGAATCAAGATGCGGCCGCTAGAGATTATCAAAAGTATCTTGAGGAATCCATTCTCAAGTTGAACTACAAGTCTTTTACCCAGATTGTCATTCTAGGTTCGGCGTCATTCACCCCGTTCATGCAGTTGCCCTCTGGAACCCGTAGAGAAATCATCGAAGACCTGCTGGACATTCAAATTTTTACCACAATGAATGTGGTGTTGCGTGACAAGATGAATGCTCTTAAAGATCAATTACAGGATGCCGACGGTAAGCTGGAAGTCTTGAAACAAAAGGCTTCGATACAGAAAGAATATGTTGACACCCTAGAAGCGAACCGAGAGAAGAGAGTCGATGAAATATTGGAGCGTATTCAGACCGGCGAAGAAAAGATATCAAGTCTTACAAGCCTCGCTAACGATTTGGAAGGGCAAAAACTTTCTGTTGAAGAAACCCAACAAAGTCTCGGAGACCTTGCAGACAAGCAAAAGAAACTCGACTCCTTTAAAACCAAATTTTCCACCCAACTCCGCGATCTCCAAAAGGAGGTGGCATTCTACGAGGAAACAGATGAGTGTCCGACATGTCGGCAAGGCATTGCTCACGATCATAAAGAAACCATCGTATCATCCAGACAAGAGAAAATGCAAGAACTATCTTCGGGAATGGAGAAACTCCAGGAAGAATTTACAAAACTTGAAGAACTTATCGCGGAAAATGCGGTTCTTTCCGAACAAATTTCTGGGCTGAATGCTTCGATTATAACTCATCATAATGAAATGATTGTTCAACAGAGATTAATCCAAGCACTCAATCTGGAACTGAATGATATTTCATCTAAAACTGGTGATATAGATACTGAAAAGAATAAGCTAAAGACTTATGCTAAAGAAGTTCTGGTTCAGAACGAAGAAAAGGCCAAGTTGAATGAAGAAAAGCATTACATGGATGCTGTCTCCACTCTCCTCAAGGACACTGGTATTAAGACTAAGATTATTCGGCAGTATCTTCCAGTTATCAATAAGTTGGTGAATAAATATCTACAAGCAATGGACTTCTTTGTGCAGTTTAATCTTGATGAGAAGTTTGATGAAACGATTAAGTCTCGCCATCGTGACGATTTCAGTTACGCATCCTTCTCTGAAGGCGAAAAGCAACGCATCGACCTGGCTCTTCTCTTTACGTGGCGAACAATCGCTAAGATGAAGAACAGTGTAGCTACCAATCTTCTAATCCTGGACGAAGTATTTGATAGTTCACTAGACAACAATGGGACAGATTATATTATGTCTCTACTTGATACATTGGGTGAAGATACTAATGTATTTGTTATCAGTCATAAGGGCGACCAACTGTTTGATAAGTTCCGCAGTCTAATTAAGTTTGAAAAGAAAAATAACTATAGTGAAATGGTGGTATAATGGAATTAATTAAGTTTACTGATCCGCAGCTTCGCAAAGAGCCGTCTGCATTTGACTTTGATGCTGGTGACGCAAACGATCTGGTTGATAAGCTATGGACAAAATCTCGTGACCTTCGAGGTCTAGGACTGTCTGCAAATCAGGTGGGAATCGATGCTAAAGTTTTTGTAATGGGTTCAGATGATGATAATCGCAAGAATATTTTTAACCCCAAGATTGTTTCATGGTCACCCGAAACTAATCTTGCTAAAGAAGGCTGTCTAAGTTATCCAGGTCTATGGCTTTCTATCAAACGCCCAGCCGCAATCACTGCCTCATATCAGAACGTAGAAGGTGAATATATAGTAGAAGAGTTCACGGGATTACCCGCCAGAATTTTTCAGCATGAATATGATCATATGCTTGGGTTGAATTTCTCTGACCATGCTTCTGAAATGAAAATGAAGATGGCTATGAAGTCACTAGAAAAACGAGCAAAAAGGTATATTAGAAAATATGTCCAAAACAACCTTTGAATTTACAGTTGACTAATTATTTTTATGACTATGCGATTGGTTCAACTTACTTTACCAGAAAATTTCACCGATAATGTTTTAGCATTGCGTGGCATAACCAAGTCTGTTAAACGAAGTAATAAAGGTGGATGGCACAGTGAACGTTGTAATAGAAAAACTTATTCCTGGGCAGAATCAGTTATAGATAATGTTCAAGCTGTAGCGGGTGTTACTGGAGATATAACTTGCTGGTATAATATCAATACTGGTAGCGATTATAATGAGTGGCACCATCACGATAGGGGTGCCACAGATGAGATGTGTGGAGTTCTTTATCTCCAAGTTCCAGAAAATGCTGGTCATTTTGAGTATGAGATTAAAAAAGAAATCTTTCAGATTAAACCATATGCTGGGTTGTTATTATTATTTCCTGATGATTTGATGCATCGGGTTTTACCGAACGAAGGTGATGGCGAAAGAGTCTCCATGGCTTTTAATTTTTGGAAAATGTTGAAATGAATATATTTTATCCCCACGAAAGGTATACTAGAAAATATGTCCAACACAACCTATGATTTCGGATTTACATTCGAAGACCCAACCGAAACTGTGGTTCACGTTCGAGAACCATATAATCCTAACGACGATATAGGTGCCAGCGATCTTAAAGATGAGATTATGGCCAAACTATATGACCTAGAAGCTAGACTTCTTAATGTAGACCAGTCAACACTTATCTCAGAACATAAGCGACTGGTCGAAATGGAAGTTTCTGAAAAGTTGAAGCAGGTAGAAGACTTAATTTTACCTTTAATGTATAACCTGATGAAAAATCCTGAAAAGGAATACATCCACTGGCCGAATAGGACACCCATAATTGATAACCAAATTGAAAAGATCACCGCAATCACAAGATTCTATGAAC